GGCTGCGGGCGCTGTCTCGCAGGGTGCTCTTCTGTATTGGGATGCCACCAACAGCGTCGTCACCACGACTGCCAGCACGCACAAGCGGGCTGGCAAGGCCGCTGCTGCGGCTGCGTCGGGCGATGCGTCGGTGATGGTCATCCTCAACGTCGGCTAGTCCCTTGTCCCACTGCAAGCCGCCGGGTGGCAGCGTTTTCATCCTTTCCGCGCCGCCCGGCGGTCTTGTAGTTAGAGGTGCCCATGTCCGACCTACTCGCCAGCGGTGCAGCGTGGCTCGCCGGCCAGTTGGCGGCGGGTGCCTCGCGGTCTGTCCGTTACTCTCGCGGTGCTGATTACGGCACGGTCAACGCCACAATTGGCACGAGCCGCTTTGAGTCGCAAGGCACAAGCGGCGTCGTGGAGCAGTGGGAGTCCCGTGACTTCGTGATCAAGGCTGGCACGCTGCCTTTTGGCGAGCCGCTGCGGCACGACAAGATCATTGAGACAGTCAACGGCGTGGACGTCACCTACGAAGTCACAAGCCCACGAGGCGTGCCGGTGTTTCACTGGGGCGACGCATTCAGGCAGACGGTGCGAGTTCACACGATTGCCACTGCCGAGGCATCGCAAGTCGCCGCAACGCTTAGGCGGCGATTCTGGGGCGCGTTTGCTACGACGACCATCACAGACGCAGAGATTATCGCAAGCCTCTCCAATGACCTTGGAGGATCTCGGGCACAGTCGAGGACGATCACGGCGGCGACTTCGTATATCTACGTCGTTCTTCCTGCAAGTTTCGGCGCGCCGACGTTTGCCGTCAGTGGTCTGACGTCGTCCGCCTGGGAGACGACGACGCGGACGATCACGTTCAGCGGGCAGTCTGCGTTGTCCTACGGCATCTACCGATCAACGTATCCGATCACTGGCACCGTCAACCTTGTGGTCACATGACGCATGTCAAGCATTCGCGGAACCAACGTACTTGCTCCGGTCGTGCCTTTCGACACGACAGATGCGCACGCATCGCACGAGGCACGGTACGGAAAGGGCGGCTACCGCAGCGTTGCCGACATCGCAGAGAGAGACGCGATCCCGCAGTTGAGGCGAGAGTCTGGGATGCTGGTCTGCGTGCTGACGGACGGCAAGGTCTGGAAGCTGGGCGACAACCTGACGACGTGGACTGAGTTCGCCGTGTCGTCTGATTGGGCGACGCTTTCTGGCAAGCCCTCCACGTTCACGCCTTCTAGTCATACCCACACGGCTTCAGCGATCACGGACTTCGCGTCAGCTGTTGCCGCAGCTGCACCTCCGACAACTGATGCCAGCCTGCTGACTAGCGGCACGCTGTCTGCGTCAAGGCTCCCTGCATCCGTGGTGCTGACGAGTGACAGCAGGCTATCTGACGCACGGACGCCTACGACGCATTCTCACTCCATTGCAGACGTTACAGGGCTACAGACAGCCTTGAACGCAAAGGCGACGCCGGCAGACGTGACGTCAGCCGTTGCCGCTGTTGTGAATGCCTCGCCGGCAAGCCTGGACACGCTGGCAGAACTCGCGGCAGCGTTGAACAATGACGCCTCGTTTTCTTCTACCGTGACCAACGCAATTGCTGCCAAAGCACCTATTGCCAGCCCGACATTCACGGGCACCGTCAGCGGTGTCACGAAAAGCATGGTGGGGCTTGGCAGCGTTGACAACACGGCAGACGCATCAAAGCCAGTGTCTACGGCACAGGCGTCGGCTGACGCGGCTGTAGCATCTGCTGCGGCAACGGACGCCACAAGCAAGGCTAATGCAGCACAGGCGTACGCCGTCCAGCGATCCAACCACACTGGAACGCAGGCGATCAGCACTGTGAGCGGCTTGCAGTCCGCACTAGACGGCAAGGCATCGTCATCCCACACGCACGATCTTTCATCGCTCACTCAGTCATCAGCCACAACTGGGCAGGTGGCAACTTGGAGCGGGTCGGCATGGACGGCAGCGGCTCCATTCTCGTCGCTGGCAACATACGCGACCGTCGCCAGCTTTCCTGCCACAGGCTCGAGCAGCGTCTTGTACGTCGCCTCCGATGGCTCTCGGGCATATCAGTGGACAGGCAGTGTGTACGTTGAGGTCGGAACTGCTGGTGGTGGCGGCGGCGGTTCCGCTACGGATGCTAGCCTGCTGACAAGCGGCACGCTCTCGCAGGCCCGCTTAGATTTCATTCCGATTCATCCGTTTCTTTTGATTGGAGGCTGACATGCCACAGACGCACAAAGTTTTGGGGCAAAGCAACCCAGCAGCGACGACGCTCACGACGCTCTACACGGTGCCAGCGGCTACGCAGGCAGTCGTCAGCACCGTCACCGTTTGCAACACCGCGAGCAGTGCGACGACTTACAGGCTCGCGGTGCGCGTGGCTGGCGCGTCGATTGCGACATCGCAGTACCTTGCCTACGACGCCGCCCTGCCTGCCAGCGACACGGCCACGCTCACGCTGGGCGTGACGCTGGCGGCGACTGATGTGATCTCTGTGTATGCCGCGTCTGCGAACGTCGCGTTCGCGGCCTTCGGTGTGGAGATCACATGAGCCTGCGTTCCGCATCAACATCGCTGGCGAGTAGCTCGCGGATGCGGGCAAACCTGTCGCGCGTAGTTCGCGTTGTCGTTGTTGGAGGCGGCGGCGGCGGCGGCTACCTTGGCGGGGGTGGCGGCGGCGGCGGCGTAATCGCGCAAGACATTACTGCAACGCTTGGCGTTAGCGTGTCTGTATCTATTGGCGGCGGCGGCGCGGCATCATCCGCCCAAGACACCCGCGCGGGCCTTGGCTCTCCAAGCAGTTTCGGTGCGATTGTCGCTGTCGGTGGCGGATCGGCTGGAACTAGGACTGTGATCAGCGGCACTTCTTACCTTTACGGCGTTGGATATCCAGGCGCATCTGGCGGCGGAGCATATTCAAGCAGCATCGCGGGCGCATCAGTTGGTCAGGGAAACGCTGGCGGGGCTGGATCAGGGAGCTACCACGGCGGCGGCGGCGGTGCCGGGGGCGCGGGTAGTGCCGGTGCCGGATCGACCGCAGGCGCGGGTGGTGTTGGCGCGTTGGCGAGCGCAACCGGATCGTATTATGGCGGGGGCGGGGGCGGCGGAAGTGCGAATGCTACTTTTGCTGCGGGCGGCAATGGCGGCGGGGGGCGCGGCGGCAACACAACGCAAACCGCTGGAAGTTCCGGCACCCAGAATACCGGCGGCGGCGGCGGCGGCGGGCCTAGCACTGGCGGCTCTGGCGGCTCTGGCGTTGTCATCCTGCGATTCAGTGCGGCCCTCAACATCACGCTCTCGGCTGGCCTCACATCGTCAACCACATTTAGCGGCGGCGGCGACGAAATCGTAACTATCACGGCGGGCACCGGCACGGTGACGTTCACCTAATGGCACATTACGCATTTATCACAGAGCCAGACGAGCGTGGCGTTTCAGTCGTTCAAGAGGTGATCGTCGGGCGCGACGAGGGCGAGGGCACCGACTGGGAGGCTTACTACGCAGGGGTGCGTGGACAACGGTGCCTGCGGACGAGCTATCACACGCAGCGTGGTCAGCACATCAACGGCGGCGTGCCGTTTCGGCTCAACTTTGCGGGCATCGGCTATGAGTACCGCGAGGACATCGACGGCTTTTTGCCGCCATGCCCCGGCGAGGGATGGACGTTGAACGAGGCGACAGGAACGTGGCGCGAGGCATAGCCGGTCATTCCTTGCGTATACGGCATGACAATGCTCACGAATAGGAGCACTTCATGCCGACTTTCGAGCAACTGCCGGGTGATCTCACGGTCACGTTTGTGGTCGGTGACGAACTCAATTTCACGCTCTCGCTCGGCACCAGCGTTACGGGCTACTCGTTCTCGGCTGGCGTCTACGTCGTTTCGACCAACGGCTTTTTTGGTGGCGGCGGTGGCACTGTGAGTGCAGTTGGTGCGACTGCTATTACTCCGACGATCACTGTGGCGAATGCAAGCAACGGAACTCTGACGTGGGGAGTGAGCGAGGAGCAAACGGCCACTTTGTCTCCGGCGATTAAGTATCGGCATTACGTTCGGTGGGTTGCTCCTGGCGGCATCACTCGCACAATCGTTAGCGGTGACTTTGTACCGAAGGCTCCATGAGCGACATCACAGTCAACGTCACTAACGCAGGAGCAGCTAACGTCGCCGTCTCTGGCGGCTCGACGGTCAACGCCACCGTTGGCAATGGCGGTGCCGTCAACGTATCGCTCGGCACGATATCTCCTGGCAATGCGACTGTCGTCTCTGGAACTCTTGCGATCAATAGCGTGACGACGCTTGCTGCTGGCTCGCAGGCGTACGTCAAGAATGATGCCGGCACTGCATACGCCGCCAAGCTGGACATCGGCATACCGGCTGGGCCAGCTACTAGCGTGACTGTTGGAAAGACGACGACGCTTGCATCCGGCAGCAACGCGACTGTTACCGGAACGGCGGACGTAACGAGCCTGACGTTGGCATTCGGCATTCCTCGCGGTGCTGACGGTGCTGCTGGCTCCAACGGGGCAACAGGCGCAACGCCGGCGATCACCGCCAGCGCTACGACGCTCTCGGCTGGCAGCTCTGCCACCGTAACTGCCACGCCGAGCAACGGCGGCGCAAACGTCGCCTTGGCGTTTGGCATCCCGCGAGGTGCTGACGCATCGCTCTCGGACGCAACTCCATCCGCTCTTGGCACAGTCTCGGCGGGCACAAGCTCGACGGCAAGCAGGAGCGATCACGTCCACGCTGTGCCTGTGATCAGCTACGCGAACCTGACCAACGTGCCAAGCACTTTCGCGCCCTCGACGCACACGCATTCGCTTTCCAGTCTGACGCAGTCATCGGCAACGACCGGGCAGGTTCCGACATGGAATGGAACTGCGTGGGCGGCTGCAACTCCCAGTGGCGGCGGTTCCGCCAACATCGTCGAGGCGACGACCGTCGCATCGTTTCCGGCGGTTGGCTCCAGCAGCACGCTGTATGTCGCCACCGATGCGAGCAGGGGCTACCGCTTCGATGCGTCGGGCTTTTATGTGGAGATCGGCCCCGGCGGCGTGAGGGGCGATCAGGTGCCTACGGCACCTGAAATCACGTCGCTGTCTATCAGTGGCACTGGCGTGCAGGTCGGGTGGACGGCATCGTCCACGCCCGCGACGCTGCCTGTGCTCAACTACATTCTTCAGTACGCCACGCTCACAGGCTCCACGCTATCCGCGTGGACGACTGTTGTGCGTTCCACTTCTGCCGCTACGTCCACAAGCGTGCTCTCACTCACAGATGGGTCAACTTACAAGTTTCGTGTTTGCGGCGTGAACGCTGTCGGCCAGGGGCCGTGGTCGGCTACCAGCGGCTCGCTGGCCTTCCAAGGGATGAAGATCCAGTACGTGGCGCGGTACGCGACCGGCTCGACGCCAGCCAGCTACTCTACTACGGGACTCGGCACAGGAGCGTCACCGATGGTGGCGTATATGACAGGCGGCAGCGAGCCGGGCGACACGCGGCTCTGGCTCCAAGTTCTGATGTCTGGAACTCTCTCGTACACGGTCACGGCAAGCAGTGAGGACGGCTACGACGGCGGGCGGCTGTTCTCGACAGTTTTTGGCACACCGGGCCAGCATTCGTACGGCGGATTCTATGACGCGACTGGAGCCGACATATTCCCAGCGAACCCCACGACATATGCAAGCGTGTCTGGTGCCGTGACAGGTACTGGCAGTGCTTCTGGCACGGTGTCGGTGACCGCTGGTCAGTACCTAGTGCTCCGATGGGCAAAATACAGCGAAGGCCCAAACGGTGGCACCGACAGAGTCACCGCGACACTGAGCATTTCTTAGGAGTAGCAAATGGCGTTTTCGTTTCCATCATCGCCCACCGTCGGAGATGTCTCAGTACAAAACGGGCGGAGCTACACCTACGCTGGGAGCAACGTCTGGGAGCTAACGACTGCCGCATCTAGCGGCGGCTCGGGACTCACATGGTCATCCGTGCCAGCGTCCGCGACTGCGAGCGGGACGGCGGGGCAGATCAGCTACGACTCGTCGTACTACTACGTCTGCGTGGCTACAAACACTTGGGTGCGGACGGCGCTGTCAACGTGGTCGCCGTTTACACCGTCATCCGTTAGCGGCCTGCAACTCTGGCTGGACGCATCTGACGCATCGACGCTGTATGACGCAACCAGCGGAGGCTCGCTGGTGGCAGCCGATGGTGCTGTCTCCAGATGGCAGGACAAGTCGAGCAACGCAAGGCACTTCACGCAATCCACAAGCGGAAACAGACCGCTGCGGAAGACAGCCCAACAGAATGGGCTTACCACGTTGCTGTTTGACGGCAGCAGCGACGTGCTGGACGGCTCCGATTTCCTTGATTTGGACACCGGGGCATTGACGGCGTTTGTTGTCTACAAGCGAAACGCCGCAGGTGTTCGCCATGAGATTCTGTGCAAGACCGATACCGGCGGTTCGGGCTGGATCCTGTACCACAACTCGGACGACAAAATAATCTTCCGGTCTCAGGGCAGTGCGTCTACCTCGCGCAGCACAGTTGACGTTGTGGCTGCGTCATCGTATTGCCTTCTGTCGATGAAGACCTCTAGCGGCAGTATCAGTTCGACGGCCATGTGGAAAAACTCCTCTAGCCTTACGATGGCCACTGCACAGACAACTAGCGGTGGTCTTGAGACTCCAGCAAATACGTCTGGAATATTGCGCATCGGATCGCAAGAGTATGCGGGATCTTTTTATTTTCCGCTCAGTGCAAACGTAGCGGAAATCATCCTCTACAACGCATCACTTTCTGATACGGATCGCTCTGCCGTTGAGTCGTATCTGATGAGCAAGTGGGCCATCTCGTGATGTGATGGAGCTGTGACACATGGCAAGCACGCTACGCGCACTGGCAGACAAACTGGCTACTGGCTTGCAGTCAGTGTCGTGGGGCATTTCGTCTACGGTGGTTGAACGAAAGAACTGGGTCAACGTGGACGTTGACGCTATGGCTTCGCCTCGCGTGTTTGTCGTGCCTGGTGGCGTTAGCGTGACGCGAGTAAGTCGCACGCACGTTCAGGCCGACTATGCCGTCAACGTGTTTGTCGGTCGTCAGGTGCAGGACGACGCAGGCGTTGATGCAATGCTTGACTTGGCTGACAGCGTCCTGCTTCAGGTGCGTGCCCACTCGTTCCAGGGCGTGACGTGGCCGGCAGGAGTCACAAGCCCGCAAGATGTCACGGTAGACATCAACCCAGACGACGCACTGACAGAGCGGAACGCCTGGCGTGCCGTGATCACGGCAACGTATCGAGTGTTTGAGAGTAACGTGCTGCCGACCGCCTAGGAGGCTGGCATGTCTATCGTCACCATTGACCCGTCGTTTTTTCCGGCACCGTTTCGGTTCCGAGTCGGGACAAAATTCAAGTGGGACACGCCGAAGGTCAAGCGGCTTCTGGACGACACCAATAGGCGGTCGCTCGAGAAGGCTGGCCGGGTCGTGTTCAACATCGCACGGTCTAGCAAGGTGATAAGCAAGCGGGCACCTCGAACGAAGACAGACATCCGCTACAAGGTAGGCGAGCGGCAGGGCTATCAGCTTTACGCCGTGATTGACAAGGTGCCAAAGCCTGACATCGTCACCAGTTGGAAGACAACGCGATTCCCTGATGGCTTCCTCTGGAAAAGCCTTGAGTACGACTACAGCACATCCAGCAAAACCGTCGTTGTCGGCCCTGGTGCGACGCGAGGCTACAAGGCGGCATCTCTTCAGGCGTACGGCGGCATGGCGAAATACTGGTTTATGCCGTTTGCGCGCGACGGTCAGTCGAAATACTCTCGCCGCGTCTACGGTCGCTTGAGCAATTCGCAGCCAATGGTTGGCGGAAGAAACGGCGTGCCTCAGATGGGCGTATTCACGTTCACTCGTCCGATCCGAGGCAAATCGTACATGGAGCGTGCGACGAAGCTGGCCGTCGCATCAGGCAAATTGCCAGAGCAGTGGCGGAATCAACTCCGCTACGGCGGTGGAATGTAGTGACGGCATACCCGGTCTAGATTCCGCCCTGCTGCCCATACCGTGAGCGAACCAGCCGCACAGCTGGCACTCGCACACGAGGCATCCATGGCTATTGGAACGGTTGAAATCACGCTCGGCAAAGACGTGACCGTAACTGGCGTGAGCAACGCTAGATCCTGCACAGTCACCAACTCTGCCAGCGACGTGGACGTCACGAAGTTTGGCGACACGTCCCGTAAGTTTCGCAAGGCTCTGATTGAGCAGACGATTGAGCTTGAGTGCGTTGACGCTCCTGGCGTCACCATCGGTGGCTCGTTCACGATCAGTGGCACGCAGACAGGCAATGCAACTTACGTATGCACCAACATTGCCCAGAGCCAGCCGCTTGACGGCATCATCACTTACACGGTCAGCGGCTCGCGGACGGTCAGCGCCTAACCACACACACAGGGAAACAAACACATGGCGATCTCTCTTGGAAAAGACGCGGCGTCAGCACCTCCATTTGGCGAGGGCATTATCTCGGCAACCTATACCGAGGAATGCGAAACGGTTGACATCTCCAACCGCGCAAACATCGGCGGCTCTGCCGGTGCTCCTGGCCGCAAGGTTAGCCGTGCAGGGTTCGTGACGAAGACCTGGGACATCGAGTGCCACGATCCTGACGGGCTGATCACGTCGCTCAACGCCGCTGGCAGCAGTTGGACAGTTATGAGCGTGACTGAGAACGTGTCGATTGATGGGGCTGTGACCTATAGCGTGACTGCCAAGGAGTTCTAGTGGCTATCACGCTGGGGAAAGACTGTTCCATCGTTCTCGATGGCGGGTACATCGCCAGCGCTCGCAACGTCACGCTGACAGAGTCGGCTCGCACGATTGACGTCAACCCGTACGGCAGTCGATACGCAGCCACCTACAGCACTGGCTACGACTGCACGGTCAGCGTCGAACTGAACGACGTATCTGGGCTTGGAACGGCGTTTGAGAAGATGCACACGGGCGGGACGTTTCAGGTGTACGGCGGCGCTGCTGGGTTTTCTTTCCTGGCCGTGATGACAGGAATCAGCGAGTCGGACCCAATCGACGGCGTGGCGACGTTCACGCTTGAAGGGAAGATGACTGATCCGAGGCTTGTGAGGTAGTTCGTATGCGTGAGTTCAGGGACGACCAGGGCAGACCGTGGCAGGTGGCGTTGACGGTTGCGTCTGCGCTACGTGTCCGCGACAACGTCACGGTTGACGTCGTGGATGAGGAGAGCGGCGAGCGAAAGGCTATGCCATTTGACATGGTTGACGCCGCCAACATCTCGCAGACGTTCCAAGTGCTTCGCAGCCAGTACGCCAAGATCGGCGAGATCCTTTATGCGTTGCTGACCAAGCAAGTCGAGACGAAGGGGCTGTCAAGGGAAGACTTTCTTGATGGGCTGCGTGGTGACTCTCTTGACGCTGCAACGAAAGCGTTGGAGGCAGAGCTTGTTGATTTTTTCCCGCAGCGCCTCCGCAGGATGATCGGGCTTCTCGCGTCCAAGATGGACGAAGTGGCAAACGAGATGCTCGGCAGAGCGGAGGCGGGGCTGGAGAAGGCGACGATAGAGAGTCTCGCAGGAGCGTCTGGGATGCCATCTGGGAAGCCGCAGGAATCCTCGG